CTCCATCTCATCGACGTTGGCCAACGGTGAGGCGACGCTGCTGGCGCCGAAAGTTTTCGGCCTGGACGCCAGCACGTCGGCGGACCTCAACATTACCGACGATGACGCCACCGTCGCGGCCAATTCACCGTACACCGAAATCGTCGCGCGCTACTTCGACCAGGCGTACACCAAGGATGTGGATTCGGCAACGGATCGCAATTTCGGCATCGTGATCGACGTGGGTACGCATTCCGGCGTCGACGGTTCCTTTTCTAGTGCCGGCAGTGTGCTCACCACATCCGAGGGTGGCATCAACACCAGCGGCAACCCTTACGCCGGGGGCACGCTGACCATTCACGAAGGCACGGCGGCGGGCATTTACACCATATCGGGCAATCCCACCGCCACCACAGTGACCATTACCGGCACGTTCCCGGCGACCGACTCCAATGTGAGCTTTACGCTCCAACGTGGCACGCCAGTGGTCGCCACGGCAGAGGAAATTTATACGAAGGTGCAATACCTGCTGAGGCAGAACATCGACATCGACGCCACCGATCAAGCTGTCAACGGAAAACTCGCCGATCAGCTACTCACCTTTGTCGGCTCCGACCTAAAATGCGGCGCACTCTTCCCGGAGAATCCGAACAGCGGCGGCTCCGGCGTGATGATCGAAGGGTTCTCGGCGTCCGATACCAACCGCATCACGTTTTTCGACAACACCGGCACGGCGCGCAACTATCCATTCGTAGCGTCGCTAACGATCAACTTCGGCGCTAACCTCGTTAATGATGCCAGCGCAAAATACTGGGTTTATTTCACCACGCTCCCTGGGGCGGGGGATGACTTCGGTGAATCCGGCGCGCTGCTGGTCGACGATGCCTCCGGCGCCGACATGGCCGGAAACGTCGGCGGCGGTTCGTCAGTCGTGAAAAGTTTCGCCTACTCCACCAACGCGCAGGGGGGCCGCACACCGAATACAGACGCAGGCGTGACGATCGTGGGCATCGGATTGGCGACCGGGCAATATGTCAAAACCACCGCGACGATAGCGCAGAGCACGACTAACAGCGCGTCCCTGGTGGCGAGTCTTGAACGCCAGTACGCTAACCCGTAAGGGCAATGCGTGGCCATTACATTCGACGGCCCCGCGAAGCTGGCGATATTGTCATTGGGCACCACAGTGTTGAACGTGCCGGATTTGTATTCGCGATGGAAAGACTGGGTCGCATCCGGCAACGCGCAATATCTCCCCGCGTTTTTTGCGGACGATTCGCGCGCCATCGGCGGGGATGTCATCGATGCGGGGGCCGGCAGCGCCATCCCGTTTTACGATTTTTTAACCAACGGCTGGCGTATCCGGCCGCAGGAAGCCGACCACACCCTGAATGTCACGGGCGGCATCCTGCTGGTCGACGGCGGTGGCGATCCGTTTGTGGACACACTCGGCGATTTCACCGTGCGGATCAACTACCAGCAGCCGGTGCAGGCCATCACCGTGGCGACCGGCGGCGGCAGTGGCGGCCTCACACCCGAGCAGGCCACGCGCCTGCTGGAAATTTGGCAGCGCCTCGGTTTGGACCCGAATAACCCCGTGGCGCAATCCCAGGTGCAGATCGCGTTTGCGTCGGTGGTCATGGCGCTTACCGAGTCTGCCGGCACCGTTACCGTGACTCGGCAGTAATGCTTAGCCCGCTTGCCATCGCACAATTGGGTGTCGGCCACGGCCCGCTGTTGACGGCGGCGCTGGGACTGTTGCCGGTGGAGCAGACCGTTACGCCGCCGTCGGTCACCGGCGGCAATGCGCAAGCGATATGGCGTGCCCGGCCGGATAAGTCGACGTTGCCGCCGCAGCGGCTGCCGGTCACGTATTTTGACCGCGGGACGTTGCACGCGGTGGCAGGGGATGAGACCGGCGTGCGCTTCGCCCCGATCGTGCGCCATGAGCAGTTCGCCGTCACGCTGGGCGCGGCGGTGGTGGATGCCAGTGGAATTGTGTTCAAAAGCCCGCGCCGTGCCCGCCAGTTGCGGGCGCAGCGCATTGTGAAACTCGATTTATAGGAGGGCATCATGCCTGATGGTGGAATCGTTCGGCGCGACATGCCGATGCAGGAGCGGTTGGCTCCGCTGGAAAACGTGGATGTCAAGGCGCGCACTGCGAATCTGGTGTGGAGCACTGGCGCGCGCGTCAAGCGCTATGACTGGATGCGCGAACAGTATTACCTGGAAGAATTGTCGCTGGACGCGGCGCATGTGCGCATGGGGCGGCTGCAGAATGGCGCGCCGCTGCTCAATGCGCATTTGCGCTGGAATCTGGCCGATCAGATCGGCGTGGTCGAGTTCGCCGCATTGCGTGCCGGCGAAGGCACCGCCACCGTGCGTTTTTCCTCGCGCGACGAAGTCGCGCCGATCCTGCGCGACGTGCAGGAAAAAATCATCCGCAATGTCAGCGTCGGTTATGTGGTCTACAAATTTGAGCGCCTGCCGCCGGACGAAACCAGCGAGGGCCTGCCGATCATGCGCGCGGTTGACTGGGAGCCGAGCGAAATATCGCTAGTGCCCATCGGCGCGGATGCCGGCGCTGGCGTGCGCGGACAAGAGCAGCAACGCACCTACCCGTGCGAAATCATCGACAGCAGTGTTTTAATCACCACGGCGGACCCCGCCATAACTCAGGAGCGAACCATGGCAGAACCTCAAGCAGTTGAGAAACCGGCGGCCGTCAGTGTCGAGGCCGCGCAAACCAAAGCACGCAACGCCGCGCAGGCGGCCGAACGCGAGCGCGTGCGCGAAATCATGGCGCGGTGCGATCAACACGGGTTGACCGTGGAATTTCGCAATGCGCTGATCGACGAAGGCGTGTCGCTGGAAACCGCCGGCGCGCGCATGCTCGACGAGTTGGCGCGCCGCCAGCAGCAAAGCCAGGGCACCATCGCCAGCGTCAGTTTCGGTGAAGGGGCGCGCATCGACGGCGGCAACCAGGCCAAGCGCCGCGCACTGATGGCCGATGCGATCAGCCACCGCATCGACCCGCGGCAAAAGCTCGACGGCGATGCCCGTCACTATCGCGGCATGTCGCTGCTGCGCATGGCGGAGGACGTGCTGAGCTCGGAAGGCGTCAACGTGCGCGGCCTGTCGCAGATGGAACTCGCTACGCGCGGCCTGATGTCCACCAGCGACTTTGCCAACATCCTGGCCGATGTGGCGAACAAGCGGCTGCGCCGCCCCTATGACGAAAACGTCCCCTCGTATGCGCGCTGGGCGCGGCGCGCGCCGAATGCGCCGGACTTCAAGAATATTAACGCCATGCAGCTGTCGGCGATGCCGGGATTTGAAGCGGTGCCGGAGGGCGCCGAGTTCAAATACGGCTCGCTCTCCGACGGCAAGGAAACCTATGCCATCACCACCTATGGCAAGGTGATCGCGATCACGCGCCAGGCCATCATCAATGACGATCTGCGCGCGCTCGACGATTTGCCGCGCATGTTCGGCATGGCGGCCCGCCGTTTGGAAAACGCCACGGTGTACAACATCCTGTTGAGCAACCCGGTGATGGCGGATGGTGACGCGCTGTTCCACGCGAATCACAACAACCTGCCCGCGGGGGCTGCCATCGGCGCCGCCTCGCTGGGCCTGGCGCGCGCCCTGATGCGCAAGCAGATCGGCCTGGCCAGCGAGCCGTTGAACATCGCCCCGCGCTTTTTGCTGGTGGGTCCGGATTACGAACAGCTGGCATACCAGTACACCAGCTCGCAGTTCGTGCCGTCGCAGGCGTCGAACATCAACGAATTCCGCGCCGGCGGCCGCACCGCGCTGGAGCCGATTGTCGAGGCGCTGGTCACCGGCAACAAGTGGTTTCTCGCCGCCGATTCCGGGCAGATCGACACTGTCGAATACTGCTATCTGGACGGCAACGAAGGCGTTTATTTGGAGCAGCAAATCGGATTCGAAGTCGACGGCATCAAACTCAAAGGCCGGCTCGACTTTGCGGCCAAGGCCATCGACTGGCGCGGCCTGGTTTACAACGCCGGCGCCTAATCCCTCCCCAAAACTGAAAGGAATTCATCATGAAAAATTTTGTGCAAAACGGTTGCAATCTGGAACTGACCGCGCCCTATGACCGGCTGAGCGGCGAGGGCGCGCTGGTTGGGCGCATATTTGGCGTGGCGCTCCATGATGTCTTGAGCGGCGCCCCTGGGGTATTCGTCACGGAAGGCGTATTTACGCTCGCCAAGACCGGCGCGCAGGCCATCACCGAGGGGGCGCGTGTTTTTTGGAACGACACCACCAAACTGTTGACCACAACAGCGTCCGGGAATTTCGCTGTCGCAGTGGCCGTGGTGGCTGCCGGAGCCAGCGATGCGACCGCCGTCGTGAAACTGGTCACGACCACGGCGGCCGAGGCGTAACGGGTCGTCATCGGTGGATTTTTCGATTCACACGGCGCGTGCGGTCGAGGCGCTCCACAATATCACCGTCACGTGGACGCCGCTGGTTGGCGTGCCCGTGGCGGGGGTCGTGGGGCTTCTCACCAATCCGCCGGACGCGGTACTGCTGGGCGGGCTGGGTGTATCCGCGACGCAGCCGCGACTGCGGGTGAATGCTGACGATATTCCGCCGACTGCCGCAAACGGGGACACCGTGACCGACGGCACCCGTACTTGGCGTGTTCAGGAATTTCACCATCACGAGGCAGCAGGCATCGTGCGCTGTTTGTTGCAGAGTATTCCCTGATGGCGGACCACATCGAGCAGCAATTGCGCGAGGCAGTGGCCTTACGCTGTACTGGTCTGCCCACCACAGCCGACCGGGTGCACGCGTATCGTGTGGTGAATCCAGCCGCCATGGATGCGCTGCCATTGCTGTCCATCTACACGCCGACGGATGAGGCCGAACCATTGACCCTGCACGGTCCCGCTGCGAGTTATCAGCGTGCGACGGCGATGCATGTCATCGCGGCGGCAAAAGGTCTGGATGACCTGGATGGGAAACTGGACACGATTCGTAAAGAAGTGGAGGCCGTGCTGGCCACGCCGCTCACGGTGGCGGGGAAAGTGTTGCGGCTGCTGTATCAAGGCTCTGAAGCCGACTACGACACGGGGGACGCCAACATTGCCACACGGGAAATGCGCTTCACGGTGACGTTGTTCAATGTAGCGGATCAGCCAGACGTGTTGGTTTGAACGTGTTCGACGCAGGCATCTGCCGCCGCAAGGCGGTTTTTTTTATCCACCCACCGCCGCGAGGCGGTTTTTTTTATCCACCCACCGCCGCAAGGCGGTTTTTTTTTGAGGAGTCATCATGAGTCTTAATGTGCAAATCTGGTCCAACGTGCAGGTGTATGCACAGTCCAATGCCGCGGCGGCGCAGGCCATCACCGGCATCACCAAGGGCGCGCCCGGCGTGGTCACCTACGTCGGCGCCGATCCCATCAACGGCGATTACATCGCGCTCACCGACGTGGTGGGCATGAATGAGCTGGACGGCCGCATTTTCCGGGTCGCCAACGTCAACGCCGGGTCCAACACCCTGGAACTGGAGGGCGAGGACACCTCGGCCTACACGACCTTCATCTCGGGCAACCTGCAAGTGCTGACCTTCGGCACGCAAATGGTGTCGGCCACCGACGTCAACGCCTCCGGCGGCGACTTTGAGTATGAGGACACCACCACCATCCACGTGCAGGTGCGCACGCAGATTCCGACCGTCGCGGCGCCGTCTAAACTGGCGTTCGTCAACATCTGGGACCCGGCCGACCCCGCGCTGATCGCGCTGGAGCGCGCCTCACAGTTGAAGACCAAGCTGGGCCTGCACATCGCCTTCGCGTCCGGATACCGAGTGTTGGCGTTTGGCTACGTCGGCGCCACCCTGCTGCCGGGCGGCACGGCGCAGGGCAAGGTCACGACCGGCGTTGAAATGACGCTGCACGGCCGGCCGAAATACTACACCACGTAATCCCACCCACCCCTCACCCCAAAGGCTGACGCATGGACATCAAAAGTCTGAAAGAGGCGCTCGCCGCCTCACGCAACGCCTGTGTCGAGATCGACAACCGCACGTTCAATGTGCGGTTGCCGACCGACGCCCAGGCAGCCCGCTACATCGACCGCTATTTTCGCGGCGGCAAGAGCGAAGATACCGATTGGGCGCAAGCCAGTGTGCGCGAAAGCCTCACCGGCTGGAGCGGCCTGACCGTGGCCGATCTGCTGCCGGATGCCGGCGACGAGGCGTTGCCGTTCAACGCCGAGAATCTCGAATTACTGCTCGAGCACCGCATGGATATCGTCAATGCCCTCGCGGTCCAGATCCACGGCAAGGCACGCGAGCGTCGCGACTTGCGGGACACCGCAACAAAAAACTCATTGCCCGCGTCGAGTTTGAATTAAATGGCGTCTTGCCGGGGCTGTCCGAAGACGCATGGAAAGCCTTGCGTCCGTCGCTGCTGCCCGCCGGCGAGGCCGCGCTTGACGTATGGGCTTTCTGTGGCCGCACCTGGGCGCCGGATATCGTGCCGCTGGCTGCGGCCTATACCGGCTTTGATGATCTGGAGCTGCTGATGCATCTGGTGTTGAAGCTGCGCGATTACCTCGCCGAACGCGAGGCCAAAATGGCCAAGGCCCGCTCGGGGAAAATATGGTGATGGCGTGAATATCAATTTGCGCACCGAGGGGCTGTTCCATCGCGATCAGCTGGAATCGTGGGTGCTGTCGCGCCAGCTCGCCATCAACAAGGCGGTGGGCGACGGCATGCGGGCGTTCGTGCCCGGCGTCAAGGCGGCGGTGCGCACGCAGGCGCAGCAGGGCCTGAAGATCAAGAAGCGCCAATTCCTGCAGACCTTCAGCGCCAAGGTGTTTGATCGCAAGCCGCGTGTGCTGCCGGTGATGTATGTCTACAATGCCACGCGCTGGGCGGGCATCCACGAGCACGGCGGCACCATTCGCGGGCCGCTGCTGATTCCGCTGCTCGGCGACAAGCGCATCGGGCGTAAGGCGTTTCGCCGCATCGTTACCGACCTGCTACGCACCGGCAACGCGTTTTTTAAACAGGTCAACGGCAAGACCATCCTATTTGCCGAGAACATCCGGGAAAACAGCCGCGGCCTGTCCGGCTTCAAGCGCGCGGAACGTACGCGCAGTGGCGCCAAGCGCATCAAGCGCGGGCAGGAAGTGCCGATCGCGGTGCTGGTGCCGCGCGTCACCCTCAAAAAACGTCTGCGTATCGGCGACACGGTGCGCCGCGAAGTGCCGCGGCTGGCCGCGCTGATCCAGACCCGCCTGAATAGCTGATCATGGCCAACGACCAGGCGCGCATCCGCATCAGCGCGCAGAATGACACCAAGGGCGCGTTTGACCAGGTCAAGCGCTCGCTGGGCGATCTGCAGGGCGGCGCGCAGGCGGCGCGCGCGGCGCTGGCCAGCATCGCGGGCGCGCTCGCGCTCGGCAGCATCATCTCGCAGGGCAAGGAACTGCTGCAAACGACCGCGGCGCTGGACGACTTTGCCGAGAAAACCGGCGCCAGCGTCGAGGTGGGCTCGCGCTTTCAGCAGGTCGCCAAACTCACCGGCGCCTCCTTTGGTGAGGTGGAAGCGGCGCTGATCAAATTCGTCAAATCGGTCAAAACCTTTGACGAAGGCACCGGCGATGCACGGCGCGCGATCAACGCGCTGGGGCTGGACTTCGACAAAATCGCCAAGCTGGACCCAGGGCAGGCGCTGGAGCAAATCGCGGCACGGCTTGCCACGTTCAAAGACAGCGCGGAAAAAACCGCCATTGCCATTGCGCTGTTCGGCAAATCCGGCGCCCAGCTGCTGCCCTTCCTGAAGGACCTGGTGCAATACGGCGGCCTCGCCGCCACCGTCACGCGGGAACAGGCCGCGGCTGCCGAAAATCTCAGTAACGAGTTGCGCCGCTTCACGCTGGAATCTGAAAACGTCAAGCGCGCCATCCTGATTGATCTGATCCCGCCGCTGACGGATTTAATCGAACGATTCCGCGCGGCGAAAGAGGGGGCGGGGGGCTTTATCGGTGGCTTGCTGACGCAATTCACCACCGATACCGCCGATGCGGGGCGGCAGTTGGCCGACCTGGATGCGCGGATCGCCAGACTGAAGGACACGCGTGACGCGCTCGCTGGGCGCGGCGGCGCATTGTCCGGCATTAAGTCGTTCGTTAATGCCGACGATATCGCGTTGCTCAATGGGCAAATTGCGCAACTGGAACGCAGCCGCAAGCTGCTGGAAACGGCCGCGCGCCAGCAAAGGCGGTTCGCGGCGGGCGAAGCGCCTGATTTCAGCGACGTGATTTCGAACAGCAAAAATAATACCCTGCCGCCATTCCAGCTTGGCAATAAACAAAAGGCCAGCGCCTTCGCGGAAGAGGCTGAGCAAATCGCCAAGCTCAACAAGGCCGCGGGCGATGCGCGGCTGGCGGTGGAAAAAGAAATCAATCAGCAGAGTCTGGCCGCGCTGGACGCTTATTTTACGCAAGGCGAAATCGGCATCCGCGCGTATTACGACACGCGCCTGCAAATCACACAGCAGGGCCTGCGGAGCGAATTGGACGCGATCGACGCGCAGCTGGCGGCGCAACGCACCCGGCTGCAGGCCGCGCAGGCGGACGCGGTCAAGGCGCGCGGCACCGGTGTGGTGGCGGATCAGGAAAAGGCCAACAAAGATATTGTCGACGCACAGGCGCAGATTCTCAAACTTGAAGGCGACCGGCAAAAGGCGTCCATCATCGCCGGCGGTAGCGCGATTCAGGACGCGTTTAAGGAACAAAAAGCCGTCGACGACTTGCGGGATTCTTATGCCAACTTGCTCGCGGACATCAAGGAACTGCGCGGCGACAGCGCCGGCGCGGCGGTTGACCGCTTTGATATCGGCGCGCGTAAACTGTCGCAGCAGTTCGCCAGCAACCCCGATCTGTTGCCGGGGGGCGGCGCCGCGCTGGCGCAAAAGCGCGCGCTGACCGAGCAGCAGGTCAATTTCAACAAGGCGCAGCAAGAGGCCGCCGACATCACCACGCGCCTGGGTATCGCCGAGGAACGCGTCGCCAATTCGCAGCGCAGCGGTGCCATCGGCGATATCGAGGCGATGAACCGCCTCAGCACGCTGCGCAAGCAGGCCGTCGTGGATCTGCAGGCGCAGGCCGACGCCATCGACCGCGTGCTGGCCGGCAGCGACAACCCGCGGCTCAAGCTGCAACTGGAGCAGTTGCGCGCGGAAATCGAACGCCTGTCGGTGGATGCCGACCTGCTCAAGCAGCGCTTTGACACTATCCTCACCGACTCCGGCGCGGCCGGGCTGGATGAGTTTTACGCCAGTCTCAAACGCGGCGAAGGTTTCTTTGCGTCGCTGAGGAACGCCGCCAAAAAGGCGGCCGATGGCATCGTCAGCGAAATCAACAAGCTGGTGGGCAAGGAAATTTTCGCCCAGCTGCTGGGGAGGGATGGCGCGGCGGGCGGCGTGTCGGGCTCGCTGGCGCGCCTGTTCGGTGGCGGCACGGCGGGCGGCGGCGGGC